ACGAACAACCATGTTGTCGAGCGTCCACTGCCTCGACCTCCTCGCCTCGAGGAGGTTCACCTCGATGCGTCGGAGGACGTCCCAAGTCGTCGGCGGCCGAGACTTCATCTCGGCGTCGACGTCGAAGACGTACACGCCAGCTCGAAGCTCCTCGACGTTGTACGCGTGCATCGTGTTCTTGTAGCTCCCAGTGAGAGCGGTCGGCGTCGATAGTGGCGCGTTGATGACCACCGTGAACGTTCGTCTGTGCGTCTTGTTCATGTCTTCCCTGGTTCGTCGAGCGCGCGCCCGCACGTGCCGCACTTCATCGAGTCGTGCGAGTATCCGTCAGCCTGACGCTTCGCGTTCACCGCGTGCTTGTCGAGGTATCGATGCAGCAGCTCGTCAGGAGTGACGCCGGAGGCGAGCAGCGTGTTGATGAAGAAGTGAAGCACGTCGACCATCTCGCCGACGAACTCAACTTCGTTGATGAACTGGTAGCGATCCTTGGCCCAGGGCTTCCACGCGATCTCGTCGCGTGCCTCAGCGATCTCCTGGACGATCGCGGTCAGGTTCCAGTCGATGAACTCCACGCGTTGCTCGAGCGTGAGCGCGCCCGGGTCAATCCCGAACGCGCTCACCTGCAGCTCGAGCTGGCGCTCGAAGAGAGTCACCAGCATGTCGCTCACGTCAGAACGGCTCCGGCCCACCACCCGGCGCGCCGGCGGGTGCCGGTGCGGCGGTTGGTCCGGGCTCCATGGAGCTGAGGTCCGGCGGCGGCGGTGCGTCGCTCGGCCCACCCGCAACGGACGGTGCACTCGGGATGCCACTGCCTGCGGCGTCAATGAACATCTCGATGTCGTTGCGGTCTTCACCGTTCCACTTGCGGACGCTGACCTTCGCGACGGTTGACCGACCCTTGATCGCCTGCGCGATCTGGTCGATGTTGGCTCCCGACTCGGCGAGCCACTCGCTCGTGATGCCGAGCGCCTGCAGACGGCGGAACAGCATCTTCATCGCGACGGGATTGTCGAACGTGAACACGAGGTTGGTCGTGACCGAACGATTCTCGTACGGTGCGTCCTCGAGCTTCACGGTCGTCTTGATCATCTCGGCACCGGTGCCGGCAGTCTTGCGCTCCGCGTCACTGACGCGAACTCGGTACTCGCCAGCGGGGATGACCTTCGTCCCCTCCTCGGTCTCCTTGATGACCTTGTTCCAATCGATCGGGTTACCCACGTGAACTCCTGTGCTTGGTTGCTTGGATGCTTGCTTGGATGCTTATGCTTGTGCGTGATCGCGAGCTACTCCTCGCTCTCGCTCGCGATCGTCTCTTCCACGGGCAGAGGTACTGACGGCACAGCCGTCAACGGCCCGGCAGCAGTTGAGGGAAACACCATGTCGAGCAGCCGAACGACGTCGTCGCTCGGCGTGTCCGGCGGGCGCTTCACTAGCTCAACCACGGCCGGGATTCGTCCCTGCACGCGCTCGCCCGCCTCGAACTGCGAGGTACGGCGGGTCAAGATCTTCCTCGTCTCCTCAGGCGCCTCGCGCGTCCCGGTCTGCTCGACCCAGATGTACGCGGTGACGTCGAGGAGATACGGCAACACCGACTGCAGCTGGCCCTGGCACCACGGCTTCCACATGCCGTCGATCTGCCGGGCCATCGCGGTCATCGTCACCGACTCGATAGGCCTCGTCGGATGCATGGTCAGGTCGCGCATGTCGCGGATGAAGCCGCTGACCGTGCGGAAGACGTCGCCCCAGTTCTGCTGCGTCATCTGCTCGCGACCGGCCACGTGCTCGATCCGTCGCTGCTGCAGCTCGCTGACGCTGTCGATCGCGACCGACTTGAACGGGTGCCGGCCTGACTGCAGCCAGCGCTTGCCGGCCTCGGCGACACTCCAGTCGATCGTCGGGATCACCGCGGTGTCCCACGTTCCGTCGAGCTCGGGCGGCTCCTCGCTCGCAGGGTTCCACTCGATCGCGTTGACCGGGAGGAATCGAGCGCTGCCCTCCACGTCGAACACGCAGCGCGGCTCCGGACCTGACACAGCGAGCGACGACTTCCCAACCTTCGGCGCGCCGAACACGAGGATCGTGAGCGCGCGCTGCAGCCCTGGCTCCTTGCGTCGCGCGGGTGCGGATTCCTCAGGCACGCCGAATCCCTTCGCCGCCCGTACCTCTTCCTCGGTCATCGCCATCTGATCCTCCCATCACGAGACGACATCGCCCATCACTCGCTCGTCGTAGCGCGCGTGCTTGACGCCGCGCCGGAACTCAGCGTCGAGCATCGCCTCCGCCGCGACCGGCGACTCGTCGGCGAGCTCGCATGGGTGACGGAAGGCGCACCACCGACAGTGGTCCGCGGGCGAGGGGAACGCCGCGGTGATGCTGCCTTCCGTTTGAACGCGGTCGATCAGCCGCAGGATCTCGCGGCAGATCTCCTCGAGCTGGCGATGCTTCGTCTCGACCGCGGCGGCGAAGCCAGGGACGGGGAATCGCTCAACGAGGGCGTCCTTCACGCGGCGCTTGTTCGCGACCTTCTTGATCACGCTGAACTGCGCGCCCGCGATGTAGTGCTCGGGTGACTCGAGCCTCTTGATGACGGCGTACGTGTACGGCTGGTAGCTGCGCTCGAGGCGCTCGCGGAGTCCGGTCCGCCACACGCTCGACGTCTTCAGGTCGTCGACGAGGAGCGCGCCGTCGAGCTCGCGCTCGAACACGCGGTCGACCTTGCCGCGCAGCACGACTTGTCCGTCGCAGAACGGCGTCTCGACCTTCACCTCGTTGCCGACGCACTTGAGACCGGCGTCGCCGCCGTCCGCGACGAAGTCTTGGTACGACGTGACGCAGTTTCGGCCGACGATGATGTCCTTGTACAGCTGGTCGAGCGCCCACGGCGGTCGAGCCGCGTCGGCCTCGAGCAGCTTGACGTCCTCGCGCGCGAGCGTGTCATGGGTAAGGACAGGGTCGTCACCGTCGTACATCCCCTCGATCGAGGAGTGAACGCGGCCACCGAGAGGGAGGTCTCCCCACACGGCTTCCGGCGGTGACAGATCGTTGACGTACGCCCACGCGAAGCGTCGGCGGCACTGAAGGAATGATTCCAGGTCGCTGTGGGTGATCACGACCGGCTCGGTCACGCGGTGTCCTTCTCTCGGGTCTGGGTCTGCCGGTCAACCTACCACTCACTCAGTAGGAGTTACAGCACCCTCAGACCGGTTCTCTCCGGTCATCGACAGGCGCACCACGTCCGCGAACAAGTCGCGGATCGTGGCAGCCTGCCGCTCGATGCGCTCGACGAGAGCGCGCTCGAATGCTCGATCACGCTCGCCTCGAGTACTGCTCGCTCGCGCTCGCAGCTCCTCGATGCTCATGTCGTTGACGTCAACCGCCGACGTCGTCATCCGGCTCTCCATCGCCACCCTCGCTTCCAGCGCCTCCAGCGCTCCTCAGCTCGCCAAGTTTCGGCAGTTTCTTCATCGTGATGAGCTGAGCTGGCGTGCCCTCGGTCGAGAACGCCTTCTCCGCTGCCTCGGCGGTCTTCTTCGATGTGCTCGGCCCGTACACGGACACGTCCGTGCTGGCGCCTCGCCGCGTCAAGACGACCACTCCGTAGAGCAGCGGCCCGCCCGCGTCACCTGTCTCGTCGCTCATGTCTTCTCCTTGTCGCGGATGATCTCGACTCCTCTTCTCTCACGCGCGGCTGCGTGTTCACTGCACACGTCTGCCGTCACAGCGTTCTTCCCGCCTGCTGCGGGTACGAGTACCGCGAGCCCGATCACGGGCTCGCGGCATCCCAGCTTGTAGCACTTTCGCCTCACACTCGCCGGACGAACAGCGCGACTCGGTCGTCGTCGACGTGCACGGCCGACCCGACACGGTCGAACGCCATCGCGCCGTCCTCGGGCGGCTCAGGCTTGTCCGACAGGAAGCCTCGCCCGCCAGCGCACGCAAAGATGTGGCGCGGCAGACCCGGCGTCTCGATCGTGCCGACGAACGTGCCGTCGGGATGCATGAGCGCGCACTCGTATGTGCGCTGCGGGATGGGCATCGGCTTCTCCGGCATCAGCTTCTCCTTCGGTTGCGGGCGCAGCCAGTCGTACCAGACCCACACCAGCACAGCAACCATGACGATGATGGTGATCATGCAGCCACCGCCTTGTTGACGTGGCAGCCGTCGAGCTGCGAGTACAGGCACTCGTGCGCGAGCTTGTCGTCCCTGATCCGCAACATCCGCGGCTGGTAGAGCCGACCGTTCGCGCCGACGTACAAGAACTTCACCTCGATCACGTCGCCGATCTGCGCGTCAGCCTTGCCGATCATCGAGCACTTCCCGATGTCGATCTGCTCGCCGGCGTCGTCGAACACCGCGAGGTGCGCGTTCTCGTGGTCGTCGCTGTTCCGCTCGGTGACGAAGCAGTCGACGGTCTTGGTGAGCTTCAGCTTGAGGCCGGTCCGCACGCGCTTGCCGATCGCGTAGGGAGCGTCGACGTGCTTCAACATGATGCCCTCGCCGCCGATGCGGCCCACCGAGTCGAGGAGCATCTGCTTGTCCTGCGCGTCGACGGCTTGCGTGACGACGCGGATGAGCGAGTCGTCGGCGTCCCAGCCGAACAGCGTCGTCATCGCCTCGAGCGTCTCGCGCCGCTCGTGCAGCGGAGCGCGGTGGTCGTGCATCGTGTCGGCGTGGATGACGTCGAACAGCCAGTAGCGTCCGTTGTCCATGATCTCACCGTCGACGATCCACTGGCCCTCGTGGAACGCGCTCTCGAGCGCCTTCTTGATCGCGGGCCGGTGTGCGTTCGTCGACGCTGCCGCCAGCGGCTTCCCGTTCCGGTTCATCAAGGTCGCGGTGCCGTCGGTGATCTCGACGACGCAGCGTACGCCGTCAAGCTTGGTCTCAGCGGCCCACTTGTCGGAGAGCATCAGCCGCTCCACCTCGTCCGGCGTCACTTCCTCGAAGGTCATCGCCTTGGTCATGTGGTGTCCGTTCGTCTAGGTCTGGATTCCTGGCCCCACCGGGCCTGTGCCCAGTGTATCACACTTCTCAGTAGAAATGAAACCGAGAGTAGGGCCGAAGACGGATGGTGGCGGCCCTGCCCGGGCCGCCACCACCTGATTGCCTCGCCTGGCGCTCTCCGCTACGAGGCGGGCACGCAGTCGATGCTGTTCTCGTCGTCCAGGGTCAGTGCGCCGCTCCAACCCTCGGTCGGGAGCTCGGATGCACGGACGTAGCTGAACGGGTTCAGCAAGGCTTCCGCGTACGTGGCGAACTCGTCGCCCTCCACGTAGTCGAGGCCTCCACCCTCCGCCAGCGCGTCGTTGCCGAGGCCCTGGCCCGTGTACTCGTTGGCGAGTGCGCCGTTCGAGAACTCCCGGTCACCCTCGTAACGGACCTTGACGTACGGGAACGCCCAGTGCCAGTACGGGTAGCCCGTCGCCGGCTTGCCGCCGACGTTCGCGATCGACCAGATCTCGATCGCGACCGGGTTCCCGACCGTGTCGCCGACCGCCGGCGAGCTGTAACCGATGACGTCACCGACGGCGACGTCGTTGGGGATGTCCGCCGCACACGCGACGATGACCTTGCCACCCGCCAGCAGCGCCGCGGCCTCGGGGTCGGGCGTGCAGAGGGCCAGGTTGAACGAGATCCGGGTGAGGGAGTCGTCGCCCTTGAAGGCGATGCAGACCTCACCGGACGCGTTCTTCTCGTTGATCTCGTCGCCGTCCTCGAACTCCGCTGAGAACGAAGCGCTGATGTAGCCCTTCGTCACGAAGCTCGGGTAGGCCGAATCGATCGAGCCGTCCACGAGCAGGCGCGTGATACGTGCCATCACACCCTGAACGCTTGATGCTCCGTCTCGCAGAGACATGTGTTCTCCTCCTCAGAGAGAGCCGGGGCGCCGGGTGATCCCGGCGCCCCGTTCAGGGCTGGACCTAGCTGACGAGCTCGGCGACGACGCCGTCGTCGGTCTCGGTCGTGCCTGCGGTGAGTCCGGCGATGAGGACCGGGTACGAACCGCGGATCGCCCAACCGTCCGAGTCGGCCGGCCCCATGTAGGCCAGCGTCTCGAAGGTCTCCGCGAACTCGCAGTACTTGTTCCGGACCACGTCGTCCTTCGTTCGCACGACGCCGAGGTCGAGCGAGCCGCCGTCACCGCGGACGAAGGCGCCCGTCGGGTACATCAGCCACTCGGCCGTCTGCGCGTAACCCTGGAAGGCGTCGAAGTTCGACGCCGCCGTGATGGCCGGCTGCGGCTGGGCACCGCCGTCGCCCGCGGCCATGGCCGGGACGTCGTCGATGTACCAGATCGGCGAGATGTTGGCTGCCGTGAGGTAGCCGTCGATCTCGCTGTACGACGTGCCGAGCGTGGCGTCGCCGACTGCCTGGACCTGCAAGTCGGAGACCATGGCCTCCTGCAGCCAACGCGGGGCGAGCCACTGCATCGGCTGGTTCGGGTCGAGGCGGTTTCGCCAGCGGAACTGCGACGCGACGAGGCGGGTCGTGACCAGGAGGTCGCGGACCGCTCCGAGCGGGATGTCCATCTCGCCGATGTCGGGCGTCGAACCGATGGGCGCCTGCGAGAACATCAGCGCCAGCAGGTACTGCTCCGCGAACCGCGCCTGCGCCACGAGGGTGAGGTCGGTGTTCGCCCTGATCCACTCGGGGAAGGCCCGCGTGGTCAGGTTGTCGAAGCAGAGGCACATCGGGATGGCCTCGAGGTCGGCGGTGATCTCCTCACCACACGTGATCTCGAAGCACGGCTTGGTTCCGGTGACGTAGTCGTCGGACACGCCGCCCTGGCCGGCCACGGGAGCGGTCGTCCCGGTCGGTCCGGCGTAGGGCACCCAGTTCTCCCCGTCGAACGACCACCGCGAGAGAGCGGCGAACGCACCGGACAGACCCGGCGGCTGCATCCACAGCACGCCGCCACGCTCCATCCCCATCGAGGGAATGGCGTCGCGGACCGGTCGGGACGTGGTCCCGATCGTCGGCACGTCGTAGATCGGTGCGCGCGGTGCGCACCAACCGGTGGCGATCAGCGCCTCGGGCGTGGTCTGGGCCGGGTCCTCGAGGAGCTGGCGCATCTTGCGCGCGTTCCCGTCGGTGTCGCCCCGGCGAAGCATGCGCTCCTCGGGGATCTCCTCCTCCGAGCGGATGCTCGCAACGACGACGTACTCGCCGTCGCCGCCGACGCCGCGCATCGTGTTGACCTTGCGGGTCATCGCGTCGACGACTGCGTCCATGTCTTCGAGGACTGATCCGCCGGTGATGCCGGGGATGTCCCCACCTGCGCGGATGACGTAGTTGGGCGCACTGGCGGCAACCGCTTGCGGCTGGTGGCCCTCGGGCACGTCTTCCGCCGTGACCTTCACGTCACCCACGGTGTCTCCCTCCATTGTTGCTTCCGGTGCGCCCTCGGCGGCCGGTACTGCGGCTGGCGTCTCGGTCTCGGTTGTGGCCGGCGGTGTCTCGGCCGCGGGTGCGGCTGCGGCGGGCTGCTCGGCGGGCGCGCCGTCGGCGGCGACCGGCTCGGGCATCGGCTCGGCTTGTGCCGCCGCGTCCGACTCGGCCTCGTCGGGTGCGCCGCGCTTGGCCTGCTCCTCGCGAAGCGCGTCGAGCGCGTCCGCCAGAGACTGCATCGTCTCGACGTCACCGCTCGTGTCGGCGTCGTCGAAGGCGGCAACGATCTCCTGCTCGAGTGCGCTCAACTCGTCGGGCGACAACTCGGAGAGTCGAGCCAGGCGTTCTGCGAAAGCTTCCACGGGTTCTCCCTCTCACCTCGAATGACTGGGTCAGTCGACTTCAGGTCTGAGAGGAAGTACCTAGACGTGCGCCTTGGTCGTTCCGAGTCGAGACAGTAACACGACTCAGCTCACTGGGCAGTGATGTATCGCCTGTGCCAGTGCCATCGACGCCAGTGCGCGGTGGGCGGGGTCGTTCCACCACCGGTTCGCGCCTGACGGATGCGGGAGCTTGAGGATTGAGATGCCGTCGCGCTCGTGCCACGAGAGCCACCGTGCTGTCTGCGAGACGCCGAGCTCACGAGACACGGTGAAGCCTAAGGCGACGACGACTTCGTATCGGCCCTTCGCGATGAGCGCGTTGACGTCGATCTTGTCGTCGCGCGTGCGCGCGTACGGCCAGACATTGCGAGTGTCGAACGTGTCGCGCCAGTCAGGGCAGAGACGGTCGATCTGTCGAGTAGTGGAGGACTCCATGATCGTCGGATGAGGACCTCCAGAGGAAGGTCGCTCTCCGAGGATCAGCCCACGCACTACTTCTTGGCGCCCTTCACCCGCTGGCGAAGTGCGTCGACGGCGCTCGCCGAAACCGGCTGTGGCTCACCGCTCTCCGCTGGCGCGCTGTCCGGCGTGTCGACGGGAGCGTCGAGCTCGACGTCGGTGCCGTACACGCGAGCGCGAAGCTCCTCCGCTGTCGGCAGCGGCGCCGCCTCTGGCTCGGCCTTCGTGCCGTGGACTCGAGCTCTGATCGCGTCGACGTCGGGCGAGGGCGCGGCGTCCGGGCGGACTCGCGATCGCAGCGCGGTGAGGCGCTCGTCGTCGGTCGCCGGCTCCTCGACCTCGATGCCGGCGGCGGCCGTGATCCGCTTCGCGTTCCGGATCGCGCGGCTGACCTTGCGAGCCTGCGTGTTCGCCGACGCGGTGAGTGCTTGCTCGAGGCGCTGGACGCGCTCGTTGACGCCGGCCATGCCGACATCGATGCCGCGCTTGATGTCGATTCCAGCGCGGTCGAGGATCGCGATGTAGGCGAGGTCCTCGGTACCGGCGGCGACGAGCGCGACCGGCTGACCGCCGGCGACGCGCGCACGTGGGATCGGGAAGCCGGGCACGTTCACGGCGCAGACCGCGACGAGTTCGAGCCCGCCGTTGATGGGTCGCCAGTCGCCGCTGACGCTCGAGGCGCGGATCGCGCGGAGCTTGACCTCGTCGATGTCGGGACGGAGCGCGCCGGCGACCCACACGCCGATCTTGTCCTCGCCAACCGCGACGTCCATGACGGCGGAGTTCGTGTTGTCGTAGTGCGCGACCGCGTCGGCGACACTCGCCTCGAGCGGAGCGTGCCCGCCGGAGAGCGTGATCTGCCCGACGTTGACCCGCTTGCCCTCGGCCGTCTCGAGCGCGCCCGTTGCGAAGAAGGCGTACTTGGCTCGCGACCGTGGCGGCCGAATCCCACCGGCCAGACCGATGTGGGACTGTCGCCACGTGGCGATGTGACCGAACGCGCGACCGTCGTTTCCGACTGTCAGCGGAGTCACCTCGGTCAGCTTCGGGTTGTCGAACCAGGCGGCGGGAGGTCGGACTGGGAACGTGGCCGCGATCAGCGCGGCGACGTTCTCTCTGACCATCCCGACGAAGGGAGCGGTGTCGATCGCGGAGTACTCGCCATCCGCGATGTCCAGTGTGCGACGTGCTGTGCGACGTGCCTCGGTCATCACCATCGGCTGATCATATTCAGGGCCGTGGTCACATGCCGCTCACAGCACGTTCATACGTTCTCAGGGAGAACCAGGTGGTCGTCTTCTCAAGACTTCCGCGCTCTCGAGTGAGATCCCAGCCAGCTGCGCGAAGTCGCTCGTCGAGCTTGATGCCGCTCTCGCGCTGCTTGCCCTGGACGTGCATCTCCATCGTGAGCGCGCGGACCGTTGGCGGCATCTTGTCGACGAGCTCGTCCGCGATCTCGTACTCGCCGCCCTCGATGTCGCACTTCACGATCGTGACGCCGTCCAGCCAGTCGGAGCTCACGAGATCTGAGAACTTTACGGCCGGCACGTCGATGCTGTCGCGACCGCGCGTTGGGCGCGTCCTGTGGGAGCCCTGGTTCTTCTGGTTGTTGACGTAGAGCGCGATCATCGAGTCCGGATACTCGTCGCTGACGACGGCGCCCGGGATGATCAGAGCTCGACCGTGGAACTCCTCTTGACCGAGGTTTCGCTCGAGCATGAGGATGTTCTCGTGCTCGGGCTCGATCGTGACGACGCGCTTCACGCCAGCGCGCAGGAACGCTGCGGTGACAGCACCAATGTTGCCGCCGATGTCGAGTACGACGTCGTCGGGTATCGGCTCGGTGTCGTTGATGTAGATGTGCGCCTCGCGTGCGACGAAGTCGTCGAGCGTCTCGGGCCGCAGGAACAGCTTGCGCTTCTCGCTGTAGACAGGATTCATGTCGCCTTCTCGGTCTGGGTCAGGATGGTCTACGATACCGCGCGCTTCGCGGCACCGCCGACGTCCCAAGCGACGCCCTTGCCGCCAAGCTTCTGCCCGAGGTTGGTGCAGGCGCCCTTCGACTTCAGCGGTCCCATGTATCGCGTCAGCAACCGGTGGCAGCGGCGCCAGGCACCGGGAGTTCCCCAGCGAATCTTCGCGGCACCGCCGCCAAAGAGCCAGTAGCGCTGCAGCTGCTCCGGCATCACGCCGGCGACGTCGTACACCTCGCTCTTGATCCGACCCTGCGCCGCGAGGATCGGCAGCAGCTCGAGCGCTGCGCGATCGGCGTCTGCCTCGAGTGAAACCGTGAACGGGTCGACGTCAGCGGAGGCGAGGACCGTCGGCTCGAACGCCTGGCCCTTCGTTGCCTCATCAACCTGCGCGACGACAGACGCTGCGAGTGCGTCCGTCACCTCAACCACGGGCGGCGGCCGAACCGAGCGGAGGATGCTGACCCACTTCGGATCGGACTCCCACTTCCCGTCGTTGCGCCGGAAGACCTTCGGC